TACTCTCCGTCACCTTGAGCGTCTAAATCGAAGTCTCCTGATTTAATGTATGCAGGAATAGCATTAATTGTACCATCAGCTAATACTTCATTAGTGCCAAGTTCGTGATTGAACACTCTTGATGCCCCATTAGATACTCCTTGAATGGTTGGTGTAGTTGGTGCAAGACTTGATAAAAATTCAGTTGCTATTGGATTAGGAAATACATGCGCATCTTGATAGGTTGTTCTTGCTAATGTACTAGTAGTCCAAGTTTGTTCTGCATAATTATAAGTTACTAACCTGTCTACTTTACTAGAGTTTGCTGTTGCATAAAACCAATATATTTCAGAATACAAACTATTATGGGATCCATAAGTTAATTCTGAACCTGTTGTAAAATTAAAACCTGGTGCACCATCGTTTGTTTGAAATACAAAATCTTCTACAAGGGAACCTAATGATTTAACTGTACCATCAAATACAAAAAAGCCTCCTGAATCTGACATCCAATAGACAGCACCGTTTGCATAAACAATTGAATGTTGTCCAACGCAACCACAATTTGAACCTACTTGTCTTATACTGAAAGTGAAAGGAGGACCAACAAACTGCATTAAATAAGCAGAAGTATCTGTAAGTATAAGTATATAATCTTTTGCTTTTGCAGCACCCACAATTTTAGTACCACTATCAATCCTAAAAGACCCTGCTGTATTCGTAGACGTTGCTGTGTAATCAGTTAAAGATTCTTGATCCGAGAACCTTATAAACATTTTATCCTGTGTAGTTGGTGATCCAATCGTTGTTTCTGTTCCCAATATAATTAAATGTCTATCTCTATCAGAGACCATAGTCATAACTGATTTAGTTGGAGCACCACTTAAAATACTAGCCCTTGTTGTAACACCTGCTCCATTATTTGGATCCCAAGAAAAAGTTTGACCATTTTTAATAGTTGCAATTAACAATTCACCATAATTATCCAATGACCATGAAGCAGGATCTAAAACTACGTTCGAAGTAGTTCTTGCAGTTCCCCACGTGGATGCTGACCAAGAACCTGTTCCCCATCCATAGCCAAATGCTTGAAACAAAGGACCGACTTTGTAATAGGGTAGTGTATCTAAAGTTCCATCATTGGTAGCTCCTGTTCCAGTTTCGGCAGAAGCCATTTTAATAGTAAATGTAGTTGTAGTTGGTATTCCTTGAACTTCATATAAAACATCATCAAAGTCAGCAGCTGTATAGCTTGTTTGTCCTCCAGTAAATGATCCAGCATTTTCGAAAGTAAGTATATCTCCCACTTCTAAATCATGTGTTCCAGGAGAGGTAATAGTAACAATATCAGATCCGTTTATTGTTGTAATATTACATCCTGTTTCTGACAAGCTAGTATTAATAGGTGTGATGTCATAATAATCATCGCCATTATAAATGTATAAAATTTTGTTTGTTCCAAACGCAATGTATTTTCTACCATCTAAATCAGCCCAGCTGTGCGAGTTTCTTACAGCTCCAACTAATTTTTTATCTTCAATTTCTTGCCATCCACCTATTTTTTCAGGCATACCATATCTAAATCTAACAAAATCTCCGTCTACCCATTGGTTTTCTGCTCCTGAGTTTGAAGCTTGTTTATTAAATCCTGGTGCAAAATTTACTTTTGTTAATGGCATAGATGTATTTTACAATAAATTTTAGTTTTAGTATAGAACTAGAATATTTTAAAATTAGCTATTTATTTAAGTATAAAAAACTATCACTAGTTTCTATCCCAATACCTCCCGTAGGAAATACATTAAACGCTAAGGATATTCTAGTTAAATCAGAGTTATTTTCTAAAATTTTATGATAGGTTTCTGAAGGAAATATTATTAATAAACCAGCTTTTGGAATAATAGTATGACTTTTAGAATTTAAAATATTATACTCTGAAGCTTCTAATTCAAGTCTATCATTCGTCATGTCACTAAATACTATACCTCCAGTGTTTTCATCTGTTTGAATATATAAAACTCCACTAAACAAACAGTTATTGTGATTATGTAAATTTGCATATTCTCCTTTAACAGATTTAGTAAACCATGACCTAGTAATATAAAAATCATTGTAAGTATATTTTAAAAGATTATGTGTGTAATCATATACATATTTCATAATATCTTCTTTTAAATCTTTAAATTCATTTAATTCTAAAACATTCTTATTTGAAGATGCTTGTGTATTGTCTGGTCTATTATTAGCTTTATTAAATTGAAGTTTATTTATATTAGGAATTATTTTTTCTAAATTATAATTAATAGTGTTTAAATAAATAGGTTTAGAAAATATTGTAAATATTTGTTGCATTAAAATATTTTACCTTTTTGCCATGTCCATAAAAGAGGTGATTTATGTATACTATTATAAAAATGATAATCGTGTTGTAAATATATCAATATTTCTTTTTTATTTTTTTCAATAAAATCATCTACTTCTTTGTATCTATGTTCAATAACATTATCATATCTTGTATTATTAAAATGTAATTTTTGAAAATGTGGTAAATCTTTTACATCTACAAACCAATTAATTATATTATTAAATGTATAAAATATTTGACTGGTAGTATGATTTACATCTCCATTTTCCCATTTATGTAATGGATGAATATCAAAAAATAAATCTCTAATATTTATTTTATTTAAATCAGGTTTATGTCTATTATAGTCATAATGAAGACCTGAAACAAATCTTTCATAAGGTTCTCTAATAGTAGTAAAAGTAACTCTATCAGGAACAGAGTTTATCTCACTTGTATAACTATAATTATCTTTAATAATATTAAACATTGAAGTACATGCATTTTTGCATATTCTTATGTATTGAAACTTTTCAGTTTTGATAACTTCTATATTTTGTAAAAACATTATTTCCTGTAATATGAAGGTAGTCCTAAAAATTCTCTTTTATCAAATTTATTATGTTCTGCTCTTTCTGAACCTATTCTATTATAATGTAAAAAAATTTGTATATGATCATCACCATAAAATGTTTCTCTCCAATGTTCTATTTCTTCACCTTTATATAACATTAAATCACCTGGTTCTAATTCAATAGGTTTCCCATCTTGATTTTCTTTTCCAGATGTGTCAGCAAAAATAGGCCAGTCTTTATCTTTATAAATATTAAGTGTTGCAGATATTTCGCATGAATATCTATCTTTATGTCTCTCTAAAGCGTCTCCATGTTTATATATTCTTAAATAAGAATACGTAGGGGTAACTTCCATACCGGTTTTTTCTTTGATAATTTCAACTCCTCTATATAATAAAATTTCAGCGCATATGTCTGCATAATGTGAATAAGTTCCATCAACTTGTTCGTCTCCTTTTATACTTCCCCATTCTTCGGCACAATAAGGGATTTGATTGTCGTTCATTAATTTAGTAACTACTTTTCTTTTTAAAAAAAGATAATCTCTTACAAAATTTATTACTTCTTCTGAATAAGCTTTTTTTATTACATGTATTTTATTTTTATCAAGATCAACCATTATTTATCTTTCTACATTGTAAATTAAAAGCAAGTGTATACCTTTGTTCTTCTTGTTTATAAACATCAACTAAATGCATTTCATTAGCCAAAAAAACAATTATTTTACCTCTCTCCGGTTTAATTTGTTTTCTATATCTTGAAAAATAAGTTCCTGGTTCTTTTTTGTCAAAAAACATATTTGCTGAAATATGTATAGCTCTTACAATATTTTTATTATTCATATGGTGATGATTTTTTACATATTCATTTTTATTTAATATATTTCCCCATGCATCAATAATTTTGAATTTATTGGCTCCTTCAAAACCATTTTGATCTGCAAATTTAAATAATAAAAAAGAAATATCATTTAATAAATGATGAAAATCATCATCTTCATTAAAAAAACTAAAATTAGTCATACTTGCTCTAACATATGTTTTTTTATACATATTAGGATTAATATTATTTTTTATTTTATCCTGTATTCTTTTTAATACTCTTTCATTATAATAATTAATAACTAGCATATCTTTTTCTAAAAAAGAAAAAGTAATGGGTTTTATACCTCCTATTGTTTTCATATAAAAGCAGGTCCTACTTTCCAAATAACTAATGATTTTCTAACTCCCTCCGTAACAGGAAAAACTTTATGAGTTAAAAAAGATGGAAATATTATTAATGAACCTACGCTATCAAGTTCTTCGACTTTGTGTTCAATAACATTTTTACCTTCTATCCATTTAAAATAGAAATCACCTCCTTTAAAATTTTTAGGATCTTCTAATAAAAGAGAACAGCTTAATTTTCTAATAGTGTTTTCAAAATTTATATCTTCACTATCATTTACTTTATCTCCGCCATCTTCATGCCAATCATAAAATTGGTCTTTATCATATAAAGTATATTGTGCTTGTTCAAATACTTTTGTTTTAAAATTCCAATTTGCCTTTTCATTAGCAATATCAAAATATTGTTTTATATATTTATATATCCATGGTGTACTTAACCAGGCTACGTTAGAATTTCTAATTTGATATAATTTTGATAAATCTTTTTCAACGTTATAACCGTTAGTTATGCCTATCTGTTTTGTTTGACTCTCACCAATCTTAACAATTTCATCGCATATTCTTTTTGGTATTACATTTTTAAAATACCAATATTTATACTCTACTATCAAATTATTCTCTCTTAGTTTTATTAAGCTAGACTTAATTGTATATAAACCAAAATAAGTTTATATCAAACTAAAATTAATTGTCTAGAACCCAAGACATAGTTGTATAATCAAATATATAATTATTATTATCTGAACTAGAATCTGCTTTTGTACCTGTCCACAAACCTCTTTCTTCATTCCACTGTTTATTCCAACCAAATTCTGCATCTGCTCCATCTACATTTTCTGTGTAAAGTAATTGACTTTGATTAGTAAACCAACCTTGAGGTGGCATCCATTCTGTATAATCATAAAGAGGTGAACTTGATTTATCATTAGGAACCCATGATGGATAAGGTTGTGGTTTTTTAAATTTGTCTTCAGAAGAATTATATAAATCTCCTGGTATTGGACATCTTCCTCTAAAAGAAGCATTGTAAGAACACTGTTTCCAATATGTTGCAGGATAGTTTTGTTCTCCTCCAAATTCTCTTGCTATTACAGGATCTTTAGGAATGAAATTACTTACAAATGTTTCAGCTTCTGTAGATAATTCTCCTCCATTAGCATTTACATCTTCATTAGATATAACTACTATTCTTAAAACTTCGTTGTTATCTGATCTTATTTCAGCAAAATGAGCCATAATTAATTCCATGCATCCTGTGTTTCGTAATAAAACACATCATTCATTTTATAAAGTCCATTAGCAGGGTTAGCTGGTTCTTCTACAGCTCTTATAATAACTCTACCTGAACTTCCACCACCGCCACCAGCTCCAATGGCTCCACCGCCACCGCCACCGCCAGTATTAGTTTGTCCCGGTACACCGCCACTAAAAGGACCTGGACCTCCTGGTCCACCACCTCCTGGTCCACCTGAACCACCACTTCC